GCCGTCGGGTTCCGGGATAATTTTACTGTTATCATCAATTTTAAAGAACCAGCTCTCAATGCCTTTCTTTAAAGCGGAGCTTCGCTTAGTTATCTTTAGATCGTAGCTTTTAATGATCTTGATACCTTCGATAACTGATCCGCTGTATTTGTTGGCACCATACACATGGTATCCGTTGTTTCGCATGCTTGCAATGCTGGTTCTGGATGCACTGTCAGCAAAAATAGTGTGACCTTTCGGAAATCCCACCTCCTGCATTTTATCAACAATACTCATTCTTTCGGCACCCTGTATTTTTTCAGGCATGAGGTTGTTTTCGGTAAACACTTCATCAGCTATCAGCCAGTTTCCTTTTACATACAAATCAACCAGCGTTGTGGGGTCGGGCGAAAGGCCGAAATCCATTCCCGACGGGATACGCTTTGCATCGGCTGGGATTTCATCAATAAACTCGAATTGATAGATCTGCCGGTCGGAATAAACACCAAGCTGTCCTTCTCCATAAACCCTCCACCAGTTGACATTTAAACGGCGCATTTCGATTTCTTTTCGTTCGCCTTCCGAGATGCACTCATTATCCTGGTAAGTTAGTATGATGAAATCAACATCATCTCTGCCGCCTTTAAGTACTTTTTCGTGTATCCAAAACTCGCGATCAGGATTGAAGTCAATGTAGGTTTCTTTGATAGTCCGGGTTATCATCTGCTCAACTGATGCGTAAGCTACCCGGTTTGCTTCGTTAATGTACAGGTAATCGCGCCTGGCTCCCTTGCTTTTGTGATAGTCAATATTATCAAGATTCCTGAATTGTATCTGGCTGCCATAGATGTTTATGTTTTTTGTGGTTGCCGAAAAACAGTCATCGAAATCTAACCCGGCAAAAGTAAAGATGGTTTTCATGTCGGAAATTACGCCGTCTTTGAGCTGCGGATAGGTTGCCGTTACTATGGTGATTTTGCAGGCCTCTGTCATTGCTTTTTCGAGCAAAATAATCAGGATTGAAAAGGTTTTACTTGCCGATTGACCTCCCTGAATCACTTTTACTTTATTCTTCAGGTTCTTTATTTTCCAGTAGGCGGTTGTTAACTGAATCCCCATTGATTGCATTTATTTTTGATACGTTAATAAAATTGATTACCGGGCGTGAGTTGGTTTGCTCAAGCTCTACCCTTTCAACATAACCGCGTTTTTTGCCTTTGGTTTTAAGCCTGAAAATTATAGCAGTAGTATCGTTTTTATTGATGTTTTCAATCAGCTTCATTTCGGTGAGGTCGGTGGTGGTTTCATCCTCCTGATCCAGAAAAGACTGCAGACCAAAAATATCAACATATTTCCGCGCTGTGCTCCAATCGCAATTCAATTTTTTAGCGATGTTGATAACATACCCTCCCGAGCCTTCTATCGCTTTTTTTACGTCTGATTTTTTGAATTTTCTCATCTGATTTTCATAAAATTAAAAATTATACTAATTCGAGTTTTAGTTGTGAGATGTGATTTTGGAAGCGTTTTACTGAAGCGTCGAAATACTCTTTATCAATTTCATAGCCTGTAAAGTCGAAACCACCATCAAAGGCCGCTATCCGGCTGCTGCCTGATCCCAAATGAGTATCCAAAATCTTATCGCCGGGTTTGGCGTAGTTTTTAAGTATCCATTTGTAGAGGGCAATGGGTTTTTGGGTTGGGTGGATTCTTAAATATCCTTTTGCTTTATTAACATTATTTGAAACACGATTTTGGTCTTTTGAAATATTCCTTTGAAATATTTTAACACCTTTTCCAATATTTATCCAACACAATTCTGCTTGCGAATAACTCATTCCTTCAGGCACACCCTTATCCCAAATAAGCCAATTTCGAGATGGTGGTAAATTATCCGAAAAATAATTACCACCCCAAATAATTTGATTTTTAGATATGCGGAATAATTCTTTGAAATACTCTGATTTAGGAACATGCTCATCCCATTTTTTTGGTTTATAAACCGTAAGTTTGTTAATTGTATCACTATTATAATGGGTTATTTTAGAAGCATTAATCCCATAAGGCGGGTCAACAATAGCCAACTCGAAATACTTATCAGGATATTGCGCCATCCCAATCATACAATCCTCATTAAACACCTGGCTTTTTATCTCACTCATTTTAAAACTCCGTCTCCAAAATTTCAATAATTTTCCTGTAAAGTGCAATGTGTTCGGCTTTTGTGCGGTAGCGGGGCTGGAAAACTTTCACCCGCAGGCTGTCGGGAACTTCGCTGTTTTTTTTGATGGTCACGGTTTCCCATTCTCCGTTAACCATAACATCGGCTGAGAAATTCTCCTGGTACTTTTTTAGTTTTCGGTCTTTCATGTTGCTTTTATAAATTTATCCGGGAACTCGGTAACAAGTTTATCAATGTGTTTTTCGGCATCCTTCCAATAGTCGAAGGTTGTGTTTTCGATGCTGCCAAATAGTGCATATTTTTCGTTAACATCGAGTTTCTTTTCGATGTACCATTTTTGACTTGGTTTGTCAAATTTGGCTCTAAGGATTAGCTTTTCGTCTTTCATCACTCAATTTCCTTCTTTTTAATGGCCAGCCCCAAGTCCAGGTGAAGCGTTGTGGTTCCGTTGATCTTACAGACGCAGTCGAGCATTTCGTTTAGTTTACCCTGTTTATACCATTTCAGTTTTTTGATGATGAAACGATAACCGGCGTAATTTGCCGGGAGCTTTTCGACACCAGCCATGCCTCCGCCAATGGCCATTGTGCCGGAAATAAAGTTTCCGTTGGCGTTGGCTCCCTGGGTCATGGTGATGGTGTCGCCAACTTTGAAGGTACGGTTGGCAATGGTGAAGGTTTCTTGTGCCGGCAGCCAGGTTGTGGCGGCCAGCATGATTAAAATAAAAATTACTTTTTTCATGTGATTTGATTTTAAATTAAAACATCAATTCTTGTTCAGTTTCCGGGGTGCAATCCTCCTTTTTGTTATAAAATTCGATAAATCCTTTAAATTTCAATATCCGTTTTGTTTTGTGGTTGAGGTCGTGTTTGAAGGCATTGACTCCGCTATAACACGTTGCGTGGTGGCGTTGTAATATCCTGCCGGTTTCGTAAAGTGTTTTATGCCTTACGTGGATCAGGATGTACATACACGCCTGCCGTGCTGTGAGGTTTTGCAGGTGGCGATCTCTTCCGGTAATCTCGTGGTAAGGTATTCCGGTGAAATCGGCCACCCGTTGCACATCTGGGTCGCGTGGCTCTGCTCCTGGGTAGGTGTAGGGGTTCATCATTTAAGGTTCGTCATTTAGCTGTTGTTTCCTGAGATAACCCGGTGTTTCGAGTAGTTCGGTGTTGCGTGGCCTTTTTAAAGCCTTCATAGTGGTTCAGTATTGCTTGGTTCGTCATGGTGATTTTGATTTATGATTTATGATTTATGAATTTTATAATTTTCCTGAATGGTGCAAGTGGTGCAAGTGGTGCAAGTGCACCCCCCCCTATAGGGGGTTGCACCAGTTGCACTAGTGCAATTGCACTGGTGCAATTTGGTGCAATTTTTAAGTTTTTAGGCGGTAACGTTTATCAATTCCCTGCTCTACTAAACCGCGTCTGTCATGGTTTTGAAGTATGTTTTCGCCGTTCTTTCTTTTGTCTTAGTGGTGCAAATTAGTTCTTGCACCACTTCTCCATAAGTCAGTGACCGCTGGCCGCTGAAAATATCGGTACAAATTCGCTGTATTTTGTCGAAAGTTTTTTCTGTTAATTTTTTAAAGCCTTCATAGTGGTTCAGTATTGCTTGGTTCGTCATGGTGATTTTGATTTATGATTTATGAATTTTATAATTTTCCTAACCGGTACACATTGGTACACTGGTACACCCCCCTGTAAGGGGTGTACCAATGTGTACCGGTATAATAAAATAAAGTGTACCGGTACACTTCGGTACACTTTTTAAGTTTTTAGCCTCCATCGTTTGTCATCGCCTTGCTCAATTAACCCTCTATCATTCATAGTTTTAAAGTGTTTCTGGTATTTCATACTTCAACCTCCTGCATCTCTTTAAGTTTACTATTAATCCTCATAATTTGTATTTCGTTGGCACCATGAATGCTGCCGTTAACCAGTTGTTTTTTCATTTCGTGTAGCTCAAGCCTGGTGAAGCTGGCAAAGTTTTCATCAAACCATTCGAGCCAGGTTTTTTGGGAAAGTAACTGCTCACTGTAACAATTTGCCGGTTGTTTTTTTTCGGTTGAATTAAAAACAAATCCATTGGGAACATCAACTCCCAAAACCTCATGCAGCGTCATTTCCATTTCGATTAGTCCTTTGAAATATTCTTCAATCGCGATTTTCTTAGCCTTCTTGACCACTACATCAAAATTATTGCCTTCGATTTCGGTAAGTAGTTTTTGAAGTGGTGTTGTTTCTTTACCAGCCATTACGCTGCTCAATTTTTCGGCCTTCAGTGCTTCTTTAGCCTGGTTGTAGAATTGCCATTTTAGCTCATCGGTGAACTTGATATGTTCTTCTTTACTCAAAAAGTCATAATTCACGTTCCCAAGATCAATAAGTTGTCCTGTTTTGATGTACGTTTCAAAGCAGGTTATTGCTCCCTGCACCATGATTTTAAAAACTTCTTCATTAGACGGTTGTGTTTGTT